CCAATATTGGTTGTGGCCCAGCCTAACATAACTGCAAGCCGACTTGGTGTATATTTGTAAGCATGTTCTACCACAACCGTTGCGCCAACCGATCGAGCACCTTGAGCAAAATTTTCAAGGCATGCTGTCTTTCTTGGATGCTTGTGTGCGTTTGCCACACTTGAAACATAAACAACTACATCAAGCATTGTTTAAAATCCGCCAGGCAGTACCGTCACGCATTTCAGGTTCAGTGAATTGACAATAGCTCAAGTGCCTTGCCCAGGCTTCTACTTCATCTAAAGTGGGTATCTTAGGATCATTAATTTCAGACAGTGAATGACTACACAAAGGGCCGGCTGCATTGGGGCCTAGTGTAATAGCAGGTTTGCCACATAACAATGCTTCGCCGGCGGCAATACTGGAGAATGTGACCAAACAAAACACATCGTCGGCCAAGGCCATTTGCATGGTATCTGTGGTTTGGCGCACACTACGCCCTTGTTTGAGTCGCACCACAATTTCTCTATCTGTGTATGCTCCAATACCTGCTTTGGTTTCTTCTAGCCATTGTTCGAGGTTGATGTCGTACAGATTCAATAGCTTTTGACTCGGGGGTGCAAGTAAAATTTTACTGCCATCTCTACGAAATTTAGTAAACTGCACGCCTGTGGCAGATAATCTGTCTCCGGGACGATCTACAACGGGCCCAAACCACTGCACATCATTTTTGGTCACGCGGTGAAACGTTTTCTTTTTGCCGTTGCCAAAATATCCTGTGTCAATGTAGTAAAAATCTCTACCAACAGCTCGACATGCCTTCATTTCTTTGCGTTTGGTAATACCGCGTAGCACCACTGGTATTGCAGTATTTTCTTCTTTGCTCCAGTTACTGATACGACCACCAGCACCTTGTACAAAACTTTGTAAGATAGGATCAAACATATGACCTTTTTCCTTGTATTTAAAATCTCCCGGCTCAGTGGCAATGGCCGCTACTGTGTCTTTTTTTAAATCTTGAATAGCTTGTATTAATGTATCAACAGTAATATTGTAATATTCGCCGCTGGTGTCAACTCTATATTTTAATATATCGTAAAATAATTTAGATATTTCAGGAGGTACCATATCAAGTACATGCCTTGGCAAGGGCGCTAATTCTTCTTCCATTAGTCCATCCGTTGTTGACAATATTCTGTTAGTATGCGTTCCCTATGCCATTCGTCCGCCATGGGGGTGTCAGCAAATTCATGAAAGCATGGTGTGCCCAAGGTATAATGCAAGAGCTTGGCCGCGGGGTTTGGCCCGTATTCATCAGGCAACCAATTCCATTCAGGAGGCAACTCGCCTATGCGAGCGTCATCTAGCCACGAGAAACGGTGAAGGTAACTGCCGGTGGCGCTTTGAACAAATGTAGGGGTAAGTTGTCTGTTAGGAAAAGAGTTACAATTCCACAAAATAACACTACTCCAATTTTTCCTAGGATAGTCTTCATTTTTTGACCCTAAATATTTTATTGGCATGCGAGTTTTATAATCGTGCTTGACTACCTGTACATCTTTTGACATGTCTCTCATGGCCCAGAGTTCTGCAATGTCACCGCGTACAATCATGTCGCCATCTATAAAAATCGCCGATCCAGACCAATTCATTAGATAAGGAACTAAAAAACGAGTGTAGATAAAATGGTTTGAGCCGTCGGTGTGCGTTTCGTTGTAGTCTTGAAACAAACTCAGCGCAACAGGAACAATGCTCACAGGTTGGCTTGCATGTCTAATGATACTGTTGACACAGGTATGATATGCTATGGCTTCGCGTGGATCATAGCCAACAAATATTGGTATGATGTCTTTCATCTACGTTCGATGTCCTCTTCCACACAATTTTCGCCGTACTGTATTTCAATCAGTTTCAGTGGCTCACTGGTTTCATTACAAAGCATGTGCCAACTGTTTTTTGGAATAAAAATATGTTCGTGTTTGGCAAAAGTTCCCAACAGCTCTTCATCTGTACTATTGTTGAGTGTGTAGACCGTGGCTTGGCCTTGGGCCACAAACCAAAATTCTGCACGTTGCTCATGACGTTGCATGCTGAGACATGTTTTGGGTACCACTGTGAGTTCTTTGAGTTTGGTATTTGCACCAACTTCGTGTAACACACGATAGTGACCCCAGGCCCGGCTGGTTTTGGGGGTTTTCCACTCTTCCAAAATCCAAGAGCTTGAGTTGGCTTTGTTTTCGCCGCCTACACCAAACACAAACTCTACATCGTCAAACACCATTTCTGGAATATTTTCTGCTGTGCGGTCTCCACCATTGGCAAAGACGATTTCGTCCGTGGGATATTTTTCTCGGACCTTGCGTATGGCATCTATGCTAGAACCATCTGAGTCGTCAAATTCAATTACTTCGCCGACCATGTGCAAGTTGTCCAGCACAACCATGCGTTCGCGCCAGGGCATAAACGGGCGGCCTTTTTTACGTGTGAGCCAGGCATCACTGTTCAAACCTACAACAACATGATCGCCCAGGTGATCGGCGTGATTGAGATAGGAAATGTGTCCAGAATGAATGGGGTCAAATCCCCCGGTGACAACGACAATTTTCATGCAGGTATTTACACCTGGATGTCTTCCATGCCAGCAGTTCTTAGTCGTACCACATGGCCCGACATCCAACTTTTGCTGTCTAGTCCTTTCATAACACCCAGCCACCGATTGCGCAAATACGCAACTTCATTGATAATGGTTTCATAGTCAATGACTTCGTCCTCGCCATCCACATACTTTTCAGCATCTCTTGAAGTAAGGGCACGAGCATAACCTTCAAGATACTTTTGGAAATGCCGCCTACGAATTTTGCGAAGTTGAATGTTAAGGTAGTTAAGCACCGCTTCAATTTCTTGCAGTTGGTTAAAGCGATGCTCTGTGATTCCTGGCAGTGCTGTGATATTTTTTTCTACTATACCCGAAATTTTACAGTCTCGTTTGGCATCTTCCAGCTCGCGCTCGTAGTGACTGATAAAGTCTGGTATGGCATTTAGACTAGCTACTACACGACTATACCACATGAGCAGTTCCTTTAGAAACACTATCAGAATTATTCTTCAAGTATTGATCACAAATTTTAGACAACCAAGGAAACATGGTTTTCCAATTGGTACCACGACGACGATCTTTTTCGTTGAGAAAAATTTGTAGTTTATTAATCTCAGCTGTATCAACTTCGGACTGTTCAATTTCTTTTATAATACCTTGCATGTATTCTTTTGCTATTTTATGTTGTTTGGTGTCTTCGGGCATGCACGAAATAATCTTGCTGAAATCTGATTCGAAAACGTCTTTGCCTAATATTCCGGGTACCAAATAAGAAGGTTGCGGAGTCACTACAGAAAAAAATTGTCCGACTGGTCTTATTTTTCTCCAATTTTGTAATTTGATCAAAAGTTCGGGCATGGTTTTTATTGTTAATATGCTGATGGTCTGATTTATATTCAGGGTGATCCATTTTTGCTCTAGCAAATACTCAAAGTTTTTTTCCCATGTGTGCAAATCCAAGCCATAACGCACAAATTCTTGCTCTGGTCCCCAACAATCTATACTGCATGATAAATCAATTCTTTTAAGTTTTCTATCTATCAAAAGTTTTCGAAATCTTTTGCAAATTGTTTCAAGTTTACTTGTACTAATAGCAAGATTGGTCGAAATACCAAGTTCTAAATTTGGATGTGCTGTATTTTCAAAATAATCTAACAATTGATAGAATTCTGTTTGATAAAAAGGTTCGCCCCCTAGCACGTTAAATCTTTTGAGTCCGGAAGATTTACGTCTCATCCAATCCCAAAATTTATCAATCAGTACCGAAGCTTGATTATCCTCCGCTTCAAGTACCACTCCATCTTTACTGAACTTTCCAAATTTTATATTCTCTTGATTTATCTTTGAGCTCAGCCCCGGTATACAATACAAACAACTCATATTGCACACGTTGTTGACAAAGACTTCTAGCACAGTTGGGTCTACATTAATAGCAGTAGGATCAGTATCCAGTTCCTCTGGATACTGATTTGGAATCAACAACATTAAGTTTCTGTCGCTAAAGCCACCGGCTTGCTCAATTTTTCGACAGTAATGACAACTGTGTTCGGGCCATTTTCCCGCTAACATATCCTTACGCTCTTGCAATTTTTTATCGGTGTTATGAAACTGGTCAAAGTTTTCTTCATTGATGTCGCTCCAACCAGTTCTATGACATGATGCGGTTTGCTTCTGCGAAAGATATAAAGTACTCCAACTCCATTTTAACTGACATGCAGTTTCAGTTCTGATGGGGAAAAACTTGTTGGTCATTAGTTTTCCCAGTCTTCGTCCTCTTCTTCAAGATATTCATCTTCTTCTTCTTCTTCGGAATAGTCATTGTCATTGTCAAGGTATGAAGTTAACGCACGTTTGATATCTGAATCTCCTTTGAAAGCATCACGAATGTCGTCTACGTCTGAATCATTGTCCATTAAGATTTGTATCACAGTTTCGGCGGCTTCTGCACGGTCCACAGTGTTTACAAAACGTTTTA